CCGCTTCAAAGATAGTGCGTGCCTTCTCTTTGAATTCCTCTGACAGGTCTTCACCTTCGGTGAGTGCAGCAACGTCAGCAGACAGGTCCACTTCAATCATGGTCTCTTCTACTTCTTCTTCTGCAATCACTTCACCTTCAATCTCTTCTTCTTCACGACGAGTCTTGAGGGAATCTTGCTTATTGCCTGAAGCATCCGAAGGCTTGGTTGAAGGTGGTTGTGCATTACCACCAGCGACAGTCTTATACTTATTGCTGCTATCGTCGGGTCTGCTGTTTTGTGGGGTAGGACCACCGAGATCTTGCACGCCAGCGAGACTACTGCCATCATTCTCCAGTTTCTTCTGGGGGTCAGCAGCTTTTGCGCCAGCGGTTACGCTCGATTCATCCAGAGTTGATTCAATCTCTTTCGACATTAGTAGTCTCCTGGTGTACAATGCAATTTACTATAGTTATTTATTAATTTATAAACTTTGAAGAAACTGATGAAACGCGGAAAGTTTTACTTCCTCCATCTGCATCTTCTCTGCTCTAACAATGCGGCGCCTAATTTGCTCCACAGTTTGCTCGTGGATTGCGCCATTATTCCATACCCACTCTTTACCTTCCATGATTCCGTTTACGAAAGCATCAGGAGCAGAAGGGTCGGCAACGATGTCTGCTGCAGTTGCAAGCATAAAATCGTCCGCGACAATCTTCAGACCATTTTCTTCTCTAATGGAGCCGAGACCCCTGGAAGAAACACCAAGACGCACACCTTCATCAAGAAGAGATTTTGCAATATTACCCATTGGGGTATCAAGAATGCGTGCCTTGCCGACAAAGTTATTACCCTCTCTTACGAGAGAAGTAATGAGATGAGATACGCGGTCAAGATTAATGGTGGGACCATCAGGGTGACCCAATTCTCCCAGAGCACGACCTTTCTCAACGTAATTCTCGTTGTATTTAGCAACTTCGCGCTCCAGTGTTTCTACTGGATACATGCGACCATTGCGATTTTTAATTGCACCCTGCAAGAATACACCTTCAATAAAATGACGCTTTACGCCATCCTTACCTTCGGTAATAACTACTTTAGCGGATTCAATCTCCTCTCTAATCAGTCTCATCGGTGGGCTCCTCTTCGGATTCGGTTTCTTCTTCGGGTTCTGGTGCAAATACTTTTGCGCCGATTTCTTTTTTCTTATCAGCAATCTGATCAAATGCTGAGAGTTTCATTCCAGTATCAACATAATCTGAAAGGTCTCTTTGACCAGCAAAAATTGCATTAACAATATCAAGTGCGGATTGTGTAGGCATAATTATGTGTGGATTCGATAATACTATTTAGATATTTCCTTTTTTGTAATCCGCGTCGTCAATACCTTGCTCCGCAGGATCTGGCTCTGGGGGCATTAATGACATTGCCATCTGTTGTACTTCCATCTGTTGCATTTCCATTGGGTCGATAAGTTTGCCAGATGAAATTTCTTTTTCCACCTGCTTGTCAATTTCATTAAATTCATTATCAGTTTGACGCAGAATTTGACGACGCAGATATTCAATAGAGAAATATTTGCCAGCAAAGGGATCCATTTGAGCGAGCAGCGCCATACGCTCATTCATGATTTCCTGCTGCTTCAACTCAGAAAAATAGTTGTCAGCAACAAAATCATATTGGATATGCTCTTTGATATCATCCCACTCTTCCAGTGTGACAACACCTTTAAGGACCAGTTGAGTCTTCAGTAAATCTGAAAAGAGGTCACTAAACTTCTTGCGAAGTCTAACGACAAATTTTTGAAATTTAACTTCATCGCGAGTAATCTCTGCAGAGCGACCAACGTTAAATGATGAATCAGATTCCAAACGTGACTCTGGAACATTCAGTGCACGATAGAGTTTCTTCTGAAAATACTTAACATCTTCCAACTCACCAAGATTCTGACCGCCTGGGAGTGTGGTAATTTCAGTGCCACGACCACCTTCACGGCGGGGAAGCCAGAAGTCTTCCAGCATTGACATCATCTTTTTATCGTCGCGGATTTCTCCAGTGTCAGCGTTATAGACAAGTTTGTTTCTATATCGAGACATCACTTCGCGAAGATATTGCTCTGCCTTCTGTTTGGGAAGATTGCCAACATCGATATAGAAAATACGACGCTCAGGTGCACGAGAAAGACGATAGATGACCAGCGAATCCTCAATCATGCGAAGTTGATTGAGTGCTTTGATTGCTTTGTGGAGATGGGAAAGCACAAAGTTTCTCTGCATATCCAGTTGACCAGAATGTGCAAAACAAATTGCATCTGGTGCAATTCTCACACCTCGGTCCTCATAACCAGTTAACCCCTTTGGTGAGTAAATGAAATACTCAATCGCTTTGGGGATGAGCGCCATTGCATTAGGATCTGCAGGTGAGAGGCGATCTTTTGGTTTATCAAATTCGATTACTTTTTTAATTTTGCGGGGGTCGATATATCTCAACTCCGTAATTCCATCCTGAGGTCTTTCAGGATTAATCATTTTATGATAGAAAAGACGACCGTCAATATACCAACGACGGAAAATATCATATGCCTTTCTATCAAAATCTAAAAGAGAAAGGACATTACCAAACTCTTCGCGAATTCTAGTTTTTACTGCGTTAGAAACTTTAAGATTCGATAACTCAATATCTACAGGGTGGTCATCGAGGTCTCCAGCAATTGCTTCGTTTACAATATCATTAACTGCCGCATCACACTCTGGATGCAATGACATTTCTCTGTAGCGACCGATTAAATCTACGTCGCTAGTTTTGTTTGCCGAATCTCCTAAATCGACATACTGCCCATAATAACCACCAGCTGCTATCGGCTGTGCTGCATCATCGTCATCTCTATGCACGAAAGAAGGACCCTTCTCAGAGCCCTTCTTCTTGCGGTCAAGTGAATAACCAAAAAGTTGTGACATTTAACTGTCTCGTTACATTATCAATTATTTATACCACTATCAAACTGCGTTACCCGCGTTAGTATCATTAGCGTATGTCCAGTATTGTACCTGGAATTCAACGGTATACTCTTCAGCAGTGTCGTTGCTATCCCACGCAAGGTCAATTGCGGAGATGTTGCTTGGCCAAATACCAGCGAATTGGTATGAGCGGACCACTGCACCCTGACGGTCATATTGACGCACAACTGCATCTGATTGATACTCAGCAATCACACGCGCCTGCTGCAGGTTTTGCTGCAGTGCTTGAATCTTGGTTGACCACTCTTCAAACTTGGAGCGCAGTGCAAAACCTTTGTCGTTAAGCACAGTTACTGTCCAAGGTTCGAATGTGCGATCCCCAGCGATCTTCAAAGTGCGACCACGATAGGGCACCTCAATCACGCCCACAGTTGAAGCGGGAATGTTTGCTGCCTTCACGAGGAAGGAAGCGAGAGATGCTGACTGAGCACCAGAACCAGAGGTGGATGCACCTGCCGATTCTTGAGTGCGCTGCTCGTTTGATCCAGGGGTAGCACCCGATTGGGGAGTACCGCTGTCAACGATTGATGGGAAACCAATTTCCACTTGGAAGAGGTTGGGGCGGGCAAGGTCCCCAATTCTGTTACGGAAATCCAGAATAGGTGCATTAACCTGTCTACCTTCCGTTTGCCCAGGATATTGTGATAAGTCGTAATTAGGCATTTGAGAATTCTCCTTTTAAAATTGCGAATGGAGTAAGGGGGACGAGATTACGAAACAAGCTCATTAAACGAAGCACCAGTTCTCGTTGCCGTAAAGGTGAGAGTGATGAAGTTGATGGAGCGGGTTGGCTTCACAAAGATTTCAGCATAGAATTCACCACGGTCAATTGCTTCAGCTGGGTTGTTTGTGCCATCGCAAACAACCAAGAAGTCAACAATGCCACGGCGTGACTGCACTGAGCGCAAGTAAGGCTCAACAATATTCTTGAATTGTTGACGAGTAAACTCATCATTCAGTTCGAAGAGTTGTGACTTCGCTGCGTCGGAGATTGCTTCCTCAATTACCAAGAAGAGACGACGCACGTTAATGCGGTCGAATGCTGATTGATAACCAAGAGCAGTCTTGTCACCAAAGAGGATGATGCCCTGACCAGGGAATGAGACGATTGGGTTAATGCGTGCAGCATACAGAAGGTCTCTGTGATTCTTGAGTGGCGAATATGCAAGCTTGATAGCGTTGCGCAGACGACCTCTGTTGAAACCAGCAGGGGAATACCATGGCTCTTGCTGCAGAGTTGTGCTCAGGACCAGACCTGCAACGTCTCCATTGCAAGGAATGAAACGATACACGTCATTATACTTGTCATAGATGTATTTGAAGTTATTATCAAATACGGCATATGAAGAGCTACCTAGTTGATTTGCAAAATCAATCGTGCGTTGGACAATATCATATGTATTTGCCTGTCCAAGCACGTCAGCACGATAGGGTGAGATGAATGCAATGCAATCTTTGCGACTTGTTGCAATCGTAATGATGTGCTGTGCTTTAGCGATAGTGTCATTCAGACTATTCATCGATGGACCCATCAGGATATAATCCAACTGGATTGTTTCAGCGTCATCAAAAAGACTATATGCACCAAGAATATCTGGACGAGAAACTGTATATCCATCAATACCACCCTGCAGAGTATACTGGATAGATGCACGTCCCTTTGTGCCAAGCAAAGGCACGGACAATTCATTAACTCCCAGGGGATCATCCAGACTGTTGAGGGAT